GCAGGCCAACTACCTCAACGGCATCGGCGTGGATACCGCGCTGAACTTCATGAGCGGCTGGGTGGCGTGGGGCAACTACACCGCCTGCTATCCCTCCAACACCGATGTCAAGGATTACTTTATCCCGGTCAGCCGTATGTTCGGCTGGGTCGGCAACTCCCTCGTCAAGACCTTCTGGAGCAAGCTGGACAAGCCTATGACCCGCCGCCTGATCGACACTGTGCTCGATTCCGCCAACATCTGGCTCAACGGTCTGGTGGGTATGGGTTACCTTCTGGGCGCTCGCGTGGAGATGCTGGAGAACGAAAACCCGCTGACCAACCTCATGGCCGGCATCATCAAGCTCCATGTCTACATGACGCCGCCCTCTCCTGCTCAGGAGATCGACTTCGTGCTGGAGTATGACGCCAGCTATGTCACCAGCGCCCTGCAGGGCTAAAAGGAGGTTTGAATCATGGATCAGAGCATTATCAACTTCAAGGTCTACGAGGACTCTGTTGAATATGTCGGTATGGCACAGGCGACCCTGCCTGACCTGACCGCGCTGACGCAGTCCATCTCTGGCGCCGGCATCGCAGGCAATGTGGAGGCGGTCATTCTCGGCCACTTCGACGCTATGACGCTGGGCCTTAACTTCCGCACCGTCACCGATCAGAGCGTGAAGCTCTCCGAGCCTCGCCGTCACACCATCGACCTGCGTGTTGCGCAGCAGGACGAAGATGTCGTGGCAGGCAAGGTGGTCGTCCGCGCCGTCAAGCACATTCTTGTGGTCATTCCCAAGAGTGACAAGGGCGGCTCCGTCGCCCCCGCCGCGCCCTCCAACGGCTCCGGCGAGTACGCCGTCCGCTACTGGGCGACCTACATTGACGGCAAGAAGGTGCGTGAGGTCGACCAGCTCAACTTCATCTGCTATGTCAACGGCACCGACTACCTGGCCGACGTCCGCAAGGCGCTCGGCATGTAAGAGACCTGACAAAAGCCCGGGGCGGAACATCCGCTCCGGGCATCTTTTTGAGATTTGAAAGGAGTTATCACCATGGCTGATATCAACAAGACCGTTGTTCCCGCCGACGCTTTCTCCACCGTCGATCACGACGAGTACGCCGCCGCCGAGGCGCAGGCCAAGGAGAGCGTAGGCAACTACACCCTCAAGCTGAAAAGGCCCTTCACCTACGAGGGGCAGACCTTTGACGAGCTGAACTTCGACTTTGAGGGGCTGACTGGCGATGACGCTCTTGCCATCGAGGACGAGCTTCAGGCCATCGGCAAGCCCACCATCTCGCCTACCTTCTCCGGCCAGTTCCTGGTGCGCATGGCGGCGCGAGCCTGCACCAACACCATCATTGACGCCAGCGGCCGTCCCCGCCGTATCGGCGACGACGCCCTGCGCGCCCTGCCCATCTTCGAGTTCAACCGCGTCAGAGGCAAGGCCCGCTCTTTTTTGCTGGCATCGGAGCTGTAACCGGCGACGGCGGCGTCTGGCTCCGCAGGCAATGTCTTACGATGGCTAAAACCAATCAGACCCCCGTTTCCTACTGGCTGTCGCTGCCCCTGCCGTCCCTGTGCAAGTGGATCAAAGTCAGCAACCAGCTTGTGAAGGAGGCGCGGGAGCGACGCAAGAATAAATAAATCTGAAAGGAGGGCCGTCTATGGCAGGCCGCAAAGAGTATGAGATGCTATTCCAGCTGAACGCGCAGCTTGGAGGCAGTTACAGCAAGACCTTCAAGGCCGCTCAGCAGGAAATTGTGTCCATGCAGAAGGAAATCCAGGCCCTCTCCAAGACACAGGCGGATATTTCCGCATTCCAAAAGCAGCAGGCAGCCGTGGAAGCGACACGGAAGCGGCTGGAAATGCTGCGGCAGCAATATGACAATATCCAGCGGGAGATGGAGGAGACCGGCAACGAGTCCGCCGACATGAAGAACAAGCTGCTGGCAAAGCAGCTTCAGATCGACAAGACCTCTGCCTCGCTGGAGAAGCAGACGGCAAAGCTGAACGAGCTGAGCGGGGCTTTGGAAGAGGCGGGCATCAATACCGACGACCTCTCCCACAGCTCCGAGCAGCTTGCCGGCAAGATCGACACGCTGAAAAAGAAGCAGGGCGAGGCCGCCGATAAAGCTATGACCTTCGGCGACAAGGCGGGGCAGGCCTTTAATCAGGTACACGAGGCCATCGTGGCCGCAGGCATCGCCGTCGCCCTGAAAGAGATCTACGAATACTTCGCCAGCTGCGCGCAGGCGTCGATGGACTTTGAGAGCGCCATTACCGGCGTCGCCAAGACCACAGACCTCACAGACGAGGAACTGGCGGCAATGTCGGATTCCATCAAGGCGCTGTCCACGGAGATCCCCGCCACCACAGAGGAGATCGCGGCGGTAACCGAAGCCGCGGGACAGCTCGGCATCCAAAAGGACGCCCTGCTGGACTTCACCGAGATCATGACCATGCTCGGCACTGCCACCAACATGACAGCTGACGAGGCAGCAACCGCCCTTGCGCGCTTCGCCAACATTACCGGCATGGCAACGGACAATTACGGACGGCTCGGCTCTGTCATCGTTGACCTTGGCAACAACTTCGCCACGACGGAATCCGAGATCGTGGCGATGGGTACGCGCCTGGCGTCGGCGGGTAAGCTGGCCGGACTGACCGAGCCGGAGATCATGGCTCTGGCGGCGGCGATGTCCTCTGTCGGCATCGAAGCCGAGGCGGGCGGTACCGCCATGACCCAGACGCTCAACGCCATTGAAAAGGCCGTTGCAAAGGGTGGGGACGACCTCGCGGAGTTCGCCCGTATCGCGGGTATGTCCTCCGAAGAATTTTCTTCTGCGTGGAAGAACGACGCCATGAGCACCCTGACTTCCTTCATCGGCGGGCTCGGCAAGCTGGACGAGCAGGGCGAGAGCACCGTCCTCGTACTGGAAGACCTGGGTCTGACCGGCATCCGGCAGAGCAATATGCTCAAAGCCCTGGGTCTTGCCGCAGACCAGATGACCGGCGCAGTGAACACTGCAAATACCGCCTGGCAGCAGAATACCGCCCTCACCAACGAGGCCAACAAGCGCTACGCCACCGCGCAGAGCCGGTTGACCATGATGCAGAACGCCTACAACAACCTCAAGGTAGCCATCGGCGACGCCTATACTCCCGCGCTCAGCGAGGCTTACGGCGTCGGCACGAAGGTCCTCAACAGCATTACGGCGTTCATTCAGAAGAACCCGGCGTTGGTCAATGCCATCACCGCCTTTGCAGGCGTGATCGGCGCGGTCGTCGCCGCGCTGGCTGCCTACACAGCGGCAATGAAGCTGGCCAGTATCGCATCTGCGGCGTTTGCCGACACAACTGGAGTTGCCCTGGCCCCAATCCTTGCTGTCACTGCAGCCGTGGCCGGCGTGGTTGCGGTCGTTGCAGCCCTTGCTACCGCCGCGTCGAATGACGCCGTACCCAGTGTGAAGGAGCTGACCGAAGCCGCCCGAGGAATGCGGGAGGCGATGGACGAGGCCAAGGCCACCTATGACGATACCGTTACCTCCACCATGGCCGCTGCAGGCGTCGCAGACACCTACATCGGCAAGCTGGAGGAGCTGGAGGCGGCGGGGCTCAATACCGACGAGCAGCACAGGCAGTACCACAACACCCTGGCTCTGCTCTGCCAGGTGGTACCGGAGCTGGCCGATTATATCGACCTCGAAACCGACACCATCAACGGCGGCACCGAAGCACTCCGCGCCAACACCGAGGCGTGGAAGCAGAATGCCATGCAGCAGGCCTATCAGGATCAGCTCACCGAGCTGTACTCCCAGTATTCCGCTGTGCTGATCGAGGCAGAAGAAAACAGCATCGGGCTCACCAAGGCGCAGTACAGCTTGGAGGCCGCCCAGCAGAAGCTGTCTGATACCTACGCGCAGATGGATGCGCTATGGGCAGACGCGCAGAAGCAGGCGGATGCCTATTACGACCAGTACGGCTATTACACCGATGCGACCGCTTTTCTCTCGCAGGAATACTACGACCTGCAAAACTCCATCTACGATACCAACAACGAGATATGGGCGGCTGAGAAGTCCATCAAGAATTACAACAAGGCGATGGAGGAGGACGCAGACGCAGTTTCCGAGGCTGAGGCGGAGATCGCCCTCGCGGAAGAGGCGGTCAAGAATCTGACCGCCTCCATGAACGAAGGCACTGGCGCGTCCGAGGAGGCTGCTGCACAGGTCAGCGAGTTCCAGGCTGCCATCTCCGGCGTGCAGGAAAAGATCAATGCCCTTGTGGAGTCCTACAACGAGGCGTACAGCGCGGCATACGAAAGCATATCCGGACAGTATCAGCTTTGGGACGAGGCCGCAAAGGTCGTTGCAACCAGCGCAGGCAGCATCAATTCTGCACTGGAGAGCCAGATCACCTACTGGCAGGACTACAACGCCAACCTGCAATCCCTGACTGACCGCAGCGCCGACATCGAGGGACTGAGCGATATGATTGCCTCCTTTGCTGACGGCAGCTCCGACAGCGTGAACGCGATCGCCGGCATGGCAGGCGCCACCGACGAGCAGCTGGCCACGATGGTAGCCAACTGGAAGACTCTGCAGCAGGAGCAGCAGAACGCGGCGGGGAGCGTAGCCGACCTCAAGACCGACTTCACGGCCACCATGGACGAGCTGCAGACGGCGCTTGCTGAGGACATTGAAGCGATGGACCTTGGCGACGAGGCCAAGGCAAGCGCGCAGGCCACCATTCAGGGCTTTATCGACGGAGCTGTCGGTATGCTGCCCCAAGTGACCGCCGCCTACAACCGCGTCGCCGCCGCAGCCAGAGCCGCGCTGTCCGCATCCGGCACCGGAACGGCTGGCAGCATTCCCGGCTACGCAGTTGGTACGCAGTCCGCCGCACCCGGCTTTGCCCTCGTCGGCGAAAACGGCCCGGAGCTGGTCTACTTCAACGGCGGCGAGCAGGTCATGACCGCCGAGGAGACCGCCGCCATGCGCGAGAGCATGGAGATCCAGGCCATCACCTTCGCCCCGCAGCTGCTGGAGGCACTGCACGCCATCCACGGCGACGGCGCGCTTTCGGCAGAGCCGGGCGCAGGCTCCGGCGCCGGATCGGTGGAGCTGCAGATCGTGTTTCAGATCAACGGCAGCGCATCGTCCGAGACGGTGGAAGCTCTGCGCGAGTATGGAGACGAGTTCGCCGAGCGCGTCCTTGAAGTGATTGAAGAAGCCGAGTATGACCGGAGGAGGGTGAGTTTCACATGAGCAATACTTATACCACCATTCAAGGTGATATGTGGGACAGCATCGCCTTCTCCCAACTGGGGAGCGAAGCGTACACCGACCGGCTGATGAATCTGAATCCGCAGCATCTCGGGTACTACACCTTTCCGGCCGGGATCGTGCTGAAGCTGCCCGAC